AATACCGCAACTTTAGGATTAGAGAACATCGTTTACCTTCTTAGAAACTGTAACCACCATTTTCTAGAATTTTTTCCGCCGTAAATATATTTCTTTTTCTTTCTTATCGGAGGACCCTCTGTTTCAGGATTATACCCCAAACCGGCAGTACTAGCACTATTTGTAGGTGCTGCTCCCATTGCCGCTTCTTCTCTTATCTGCCTAGCAATATCAATTATTTTATCTAATTTGTTCATCAGATGTCGTTTAATAGAACTAAACAATTATTATCTTCTTCAACTTCGTGCATCCTTGTTTTTGGATACTCCGGAAATCTATTCAAAAATAAAAGAAAACTTTTAATTGCTGGCCACAATTCACTATCTAAATTATAAAATAATAAAGGAACAGCAGCATCATCAAATACATTAAACAGTATAGTCAAGTGATTCAATATTAAATGAATTTTTAACTCGCCGGTATTAATATATTTTCTCAATAACCTTTTTATATACCTTATTCTTTTTAGATCAGATTCAAAATCCTCTCGCGTTACTGCTTGAGGATTATTGTAGAACTTGATCGCAAATAATAAGTAATTATCTTCATTCAACTCATCAAATCTCATATCTCAAGAATAACTTCTGTTATTTATTAAGTATTAGGGAATACGGTATTCTCAGCATCACCATCAATACCACCGTTGCCATCGGCATCTTTACCCATTGCAACTAGAACTTCCGTCTTAACTCTTAAATTACCTTCACCGTCATTATAAGTTGTGATCCCAACCCATCCGCCGTGCGCTACATCGTACTTAGTAGTTCTAGCAACGGTTACCTCAGTGTTGTCTACACCGAAGATACGATCAGATCCATAATGGGTATCATGAAGAGTGTATGAAGGTTTCTGTGATACTGCATATGCAAGACCAGCAACTCCATCCACAGAATCGAGAAGATGATCTGTTGATTTGATTGTGAGTAATGTTTCGGAAGTGACTCCTGCAACTACTGCCTCACCATAAGTGTTACCAACACCGATAGAGATGACATCGCCTTCAGCAACGTTAGTGAACGTAGCACCATTACCGGTAACGGTTTTACCGGAAAGATCTACGGTTACAGTACCCGAACCAGTTAAACTAACAGCATCTGCTGTGCCCCAAAGAGACATTTTACCTTTCCCTATAATTTCTTTATATTGATATTTATAAAAAAAGGGCACTTTAACGTACCCATTATTCTTATCAACGAACTTTAATAGATTCTTCTACTTTTTCAAGAAGCCTGTCATCCATATCTGTTTTTGTCAATGTGACTGCTTTTCTTAGAATGATAAGGCAGATTTCAACTAACTTTTCTCCAAGTTCTGCGTTATCAGGAATTTTGGCAACCGCATCTACGATAATTTTTTGTGCGATTGGAAGTAACCATGCTGCCATGATAGTAAAAAAAATAAGGACTAATCTATATAGGGATTAGTCCTTAAAAAATGAGAATCTATGTAAAATCACATGTCATCAGATGACATAATGATAGGGTTCTTAACCCCCATGGAACGAATCTTGTTCTTCATTACTTCTCTTTTTGCATATCTATCACGCATATCTTCTGATTTAGCGTCACAGCAGCATGGAGTTTTACCACACTTACCACATGCTTTCTTAGTAGTTACCTTAGGTCCCTTTACTTTACTAAGAAACTTGTCATAAGAATTTTCAAAAATGACTTCTCCCTCGACTTGATGAGAGTTAGACATCAACCTTTTATTATAATTTCTAGGCATTTCGATGTCAGGATTTATCTTAACCTTATTAGCACCCCTCATGACATCAATCTTATTGGTATTGGGTTGTCTGTTGGTTACGGAAGTTGACTCTTTGACATTCTTACCACCCATCTGATCTTTTCCCCTAGCGCCAGCAATTCTGTCTGCATGAGTTGCTTTGTCATAAGGAGGTGCATTATTGGCAAAGTCATTATCTCTCTTGCCGTTTGCCTTACCTTTGCTAAGAGCAGCAGCAGTTTGCTCACCCTTTTCTCTCTCACCTTCGTATGGAGTTCCATACTCAGTCATTTCAACACCAAGACCTTTTGCTCTCAATTGAGAGATTTTTTGTCTATTTGCATATCTGGTATACGTCTTATCAGTTCTCTTATCATGCACTTTTACTTTATACTTAGCACCTTCTGCAGTTTTCTGCGCTTCACCTCTCTTCAATTCTTCAAGATACTCTTCATCAAGAATATCATCTTTAATACCTTCAACAAATACTTTATACATTGCAGATGCAACTGCACTGGTTGCAGTGTCTGTAATGTTATAATCTTCTTTCTTTTCAGTAGGTGCTGAAGAACCACTTCCACCTTCTTTACCAAATAACTTTTCTCTGACGGCTTTCTTCGCCATCTCACTCATACCACTGTTTCCAATGTAATCGTTATAAGCTTGACGTAAAGGAATATCTTCTCTTCTAGCCCTATAGCGAATATCATAAACTGCCTGACGAATTTTCTTCTGCTCATTACCAGAAGGATCATTAGGTCCTTTATCTTCTCTTTGCTTTTCTCCAGAACCTGCAGACATAGAAGCTTGCGGATGCTGTCTTGCAGGAAGATCCTCAGCAATATGCTTTTTCATGAGTACAAATTAAAATTTACTTTTTCCTACTTTTATTTAGTATTTTTTTGTCCACTAGGCATCCAGGAGTCATCTTCATCGCATACTTAAGGTATCCGGAAGTTCCAACCAGTGTATTTGGTTTGCCAGGTTCTCTGGTCAATGAGTCATTGTGCTTCTCAGTATATGCTTCTTGAACATCTCTGATCCAAGATTTGAACATGATGTCATCTTCTGTGACGCAAATCAGGTAGTTAGTTCCTCTACGAATGATCTTGCCACTCAATCCGGTGTTCAAGTTTTCTACTAAGTCACCTACTTTAAAGATTTTTTTATTGATATAGTTTTCTCTCAAAGTTTTCTGATCAAACTTAGGAGCAATTTCCCAGACGTTATAACTTTCTTCTATCTCATCAATACCCATTCCCATACGAGTTGCATAGAAAAGTTCAATAGCATCTCTCTTTTTAATGCCAGGTCCAAGACCTTCCCTGAATGAAAGGAAATCTCCTTCTGCTGCTGCGAGTCGTAATCTTGATGCAGAGATAGATTCCATACCCTTACCATCAGGATCAACATCTCCTGAAGGAAGTACTTCTATGTTATCAAAACCATAAAGTTGTCCATTGTAATTATTAGCAAGTTTTTCAAACTCTTTTGTTCTATTAGATCCTGAAATAATTCTTACATTAGTATAACCATCATTATGAGCTCTCTTCAAAACATCAAATATGGTATTTAAATTACTATCATTCACAATTCTCTCAGAATGTTGAGGAAACATCCTCCTCATGAAAGAAATTTTTGTATCTGGGTCTAATGGATTTTTATTTTTATCTTGCATTCTAGATGGAACAATAATATATTCTGAACCCGGTTCTTGAACCATTGCACCAGCAGCAACATCCATTGATAAGAGATGTCCTGCAGTTGGAGGATTGAATCTTCCGAATACGACATTCAGAGTTCCTTTCTTCTTAGGAACTGGAGGTGCCATAGAGATTGGTTCCTCTTGCGGCATCTCTTGAGGAACTTCTGCCTCTTCTCTCTGATATGAACCTAAAGGAATTCTCTTTTCAAACTCTGTTTGTGCTGGATCCTTTCCACGAACTTGTCTCTTATTATAGAACTTAAGTTCTCCATTCTCAGTTTTTGCTTCAAACTCACCAGTAGCTCTATTGTAATATGAACCATGACCATCTCCTTTCAGTGCAAGACGCTTTGCTTGAACTGAAGCAGAAGTTGCTTCTGATACGAACTCTAGAAATGATCTCATGCCTAAAATATGGTATTACAATTTACCAGTAACCTTTATTCTAATATTTATAATAATACCCAGTATAGGACTCGAACCTACACATCACATGGATAACAGGACCTAAACCTGTCGCGTCTACCAATTCCGCCAACTGGGCAAAAGGGGAAAACCCCTCAGAGTTTTCCATCAACAATAGCACTCCCTACAACTCTAGTATAGAGATGAAGTGTGCCTTCTTGCTCACACTTCAGATGCCATCGTGTAATATCAGTAACTTCTTTTTCTGTTAAAGCAAAAAGAAAATCTTTTCCAGTATCCTTACGAACACTTTTCCACATAAATTTAGTTTGTTCTACATAGAAAGCATCATCAATCCATTTTACTTCGGCAATTTCAGGATGTTCTTTGGGTTGATTTATTTCAGTCATTAAAACTTTCCGGCTAAATTTTCACACTCGTATACCTTTCCATAGGATCCTAATTTTGCCACTGGTACTGGAGCTTGAACATATTCAACTTTTCCAGTATCAGCATTGTAAGAAATTTTGGGTTCTACTTTTAGGGGATTTATTGTTACACCCAGATCTTTATCAAACCATATGTCAAAATTTACACAAGCATCATTTGATTTAGAAGCAAGAATCCAATAAGTATTTTTTAAGATTATATCTTCTTCAAGCTCTCTTACACTGGCAATGTTTAGATATACGGAATAAAGATAAGTTCCTAATTCTTTAGATGGTCGAAACCACTTATCCATCATAACCATGTTTTTTACTCATCTAAAGTTCATAAGCAGCCCAAGTTCCATTAGTTTTAATTGCTACTGTTCCTGGAGGTGCTTTTTCTGGAGTATCTAAAATAGGTGCTCCATCTTCATTTAATTGATTGCGAATAAATCCAAAAGGTCCAACTTTACCTTCATCCTCTATTCGCTTTTTCATAACAACACCAGCAAGAGATTCCATAATTTTTAAAACGTCTTCTGCCTTAGCACCTTCTCCTAGTTGTTTTGCAACATAAAAATATTTTTCAAAAAAGTTATCACCATACTTTTCATAATCTTCTACTGTAATTTCGCGGTCTTTCATCACAGGTCTCCTTCCTTAGTAATTAGAATGTTTTCAAGATACTTATCGATTCGTGGTGATACCCATGGGGATTTCATGATCGTAAAAGAACCCATACCATCGTCAGTCGTCAACAGAATCCAGTATGTATGATACTCTCCTGTTTTTTCATTTAGACGAGGTTCTAAACAATTTGGAGCAAATCCAATCATTTTATATGGAGAACCTTTATATCCTTCATCAAGTTGTTCTCTCACAGGAAGAGGAAGTTGTGAAACATCAATCTCATCAAGGTAATACTTTGTCTTCACAGGTCTCCTTCCTTACGGTTTTCAGAATAGTGAACATCAAACTCACCACCAGGATAACGTGCTTTGAGTTTGTCAACGTTCATCTCAATAACTTCATCAAGAGAAACACCAAGACCCATACATGCTTGAGCAACATACCACATGATGTCACCCAGTTCACGCTTCAGATGAAACAGATTTTCTTCAGTAGGTTCTTTGCCCTGAAAAACGATTTTCTTTACAACTTCAGTAAATTCTCCTGCTTCGGCACACATGCCTACAGAAGCAGTAAGCAATCGCTCTGTAGGAAATCCAAGTCCATTAAGTTCATAAAGACGAGCAGTGAAATTGGAATATGATTTAGAAGGTTGTGACGTTACTTCATTAACAAACTCCAAATATTTTTCAGTATCAACTTTATTTTGTGTCATAGTAAATTTAATTCCTTCTTGTGATTCTTCTTTAGTGATAGAAATAGTCATTAGTTGCTAAACTCTGGATTAAATGGTTCTTTTTGTTGCATTGGAAGTTTTTGCCCTCCCACTTCAACCCATGATTCGCTGTCATTAATATGAACAACAATATTATTTGTTGGAAGTTGGTTGATATTATTAATATCAACTATCTCTCCAGGCAAAGGGTTGAACTGATAGTAGTGTCCATCCCTAATTTTGTTTCTACTGTGAATCAAAAAGATTGCATCTCTTTCAGAACCACAATCAGCGACTTTTTTTTCTTCAGGATCAAAAACTGAATAGTATCCGTTCAAAACTTGAATCCTCCAAATTTGCTTTGAGGTGGTTCGTCATCGTTATTATAACCGTTATCGCCGTTGGAGTCAAGAACATCATTTTGCGCTGACTGCTCACAATCATAGAGACGCATCTTAGAGCGGTCAATACCAATGACAAATCTTTTATTCATGGTTGGATCGTTATATCTATTCTTCAACTGCTTTACCATAAGTTGTCCCAAGTTCTCAAGCTCGTCTGTGCTAATAAGGGCAAACATAAGATCAGCAGTAGCAGGCAACCCAAAGGACTCACTTGTATCAGTAAGCTCCACATCAGAGCTACCATAACCAGAACGAGTGGTCTGCGTGGCAGAAACGATAGGGAGATTTGCTTCAACAGCCAACCCTCTAAGCTCTTCTGCAATTGCCTTAATATATGAATATGAATTGACAGAAACACCTGACTTATAGCGGGAGGAAGAACATATATTAAGGTAATCAACGAAAATAATATCAGGTCTAAATGACTTCTTAAGTGCAAGTTCATTAAGAAGTGCTTTAAAATGTCCACTGTGTGCAGATGCCGTAGGATATTCTTTAATTATAAGTTGACCTTGTGTTTTTTTCTCAAGAACATTAATTTTGTTTTCAAACGTTGACTTTGGAAGTTCTGAAATGTCTTGAATGGGTACATCCAAAAGATTGGCATCAATACGTTCTGCAATCTTCTCTTCAGACATCTCCATAGTAATGTAAAGAACATTCAAGTTCTGAAGCAAACAAGCAGATGCCATATGACACATAAACAAGGACTTACCAACACCAGTTCCTGCCAGTGCGATATTCAAGGTCTTACGAGGAAGACCTCCCTTTGTAATCTTATTGAAGTAATCAAGATCAAATCTAATCTTTTCTTGACGCCTATGATAATACTCAAATCGATCTGCAGCATTCTCAAAGTAATCATGTCCTATATTATTATCGAAAGATACCGATAAAGCATTAGAAAGAATACTTGGAATTGCATCACGACTTTTCTTTTCATCATTACCATCAGCAATGTGAATGGATTCCATCAAAGCAAGATAAATTGCTCGATCACGACACCACTTTTCAGCAGAATCTAATAACCACTGACTATCTACAGGAGTGTGTTCAAAATTACTGATTATAGAACGAATCTCATTACTCTCGGAATCGTTAATATCAAATCTAGAATCAACTTCAATTAAAAGAGATTCAATAGTAATAGATGATCCATACTTTACAATAAACTTAGTGATCTCCTCAAAGATAACCCTCTCAGATCGAATCTCAAAGTAATCTTCATTAATAAAAGGAATAACTTTCCTCGAAAACTCCTCATCGAAGATAAGGTTACGAAGAATAGTCAGTTCAATCTTTTCCATCATTGATAGTGTAAGTACGTAGTGAGAATATATTTTGGATTACTTTTTGGAGGTTCTCCTATATGAGGAAACATCCAAAGAGGAGGGAATACTAGCAAAGATCCTTTTTTTGGAGTGATCTCCATGTTATTAAAAATTGTTCTGCCTCCAGAATTAACATCATTTAAGTACCACATAAATGCAAGAAATCTGCGTGATGACTCATGATCCTTAACATCGACATGAGCATCAAATCTGTCATTACCTCCAACTTCATATCCTTTTATTCTAAATTGCTCAAAGGCATGTTCTTCGGGAAAGATTTCTTTATATGCATACTCATAATATTCATCTCTGTACTGAAATACTTTTCTAATAAGATGAGTATGAACATCATTAAGTTGAGATGACATATTTCTATTCTGAGTTAGATTCATTTGTGTGAAATTTGGTTTACCTTCACACTCAACTCTTTCTGTTTTACTTTTCTTTTGAACAAATAACCGGACTAAAAAATCACAAATATCAGGTTCTAATGCATTCTCATGTAGTTTAATAAAATCATTAAGAGTTTCCATAATTAAATTCCTGATGTGCAACTTCTTCCAATTTCTGCATAACTTCGGTAGTGAAGTAATCTTCAGGATCCTTTAAAATTGCTTTTGCATAAACTTTCTTGCCGTTCATCTCATATCGACCAGCAACATTTTTCCAAAGTCCGCCAATCTCACCGAGTTCAAGAAGACCATAATATCGATCAAGACCACGCTCATCATAATAAAGACGAATTTCCACATCTTTATTC